TACTCTTAATATCATTAATTAAATTTATGATTTTTTTTTATATTTTATTTTTACTAATGTATTTTATTTTATTTTTTTTTTTTTTTTTTTTTTCTTTTTTTTTATTTTCTCTACATTCAGTACAATATTTAAAGAAACTAATATTTTCTATATGTTCGCTTATATGTTTCCAATTATTACAAGATTTACAAAATGTAATATCTGTTTGATTACATAATGAAATATCCATTTGATATATTAATTATTATTATAGGTTTATATTTTATTTTATTTATATTAATTCTTACTGATAATTTAAGATGTGAATAGATGATAGGTTAAATCGCCTAAAAACTTGTTTTGAAAATCATTAATAAAATTATCTTATTTTTATTACTAACTTTTTTTCCTTTTTTATATGAGGGTATGAAATACCTTCACCACCCTTCAACTATTCATTTTTATTTTTATATATTTTATATATATATTTCTCTTATCATAAAAGGTAATAAATAATAATAATAAACAATAGAAAAATTAAGTAAGTGTGTGAATAGTGTATGAATAGTTAAATAAAGGGTTCATTAATCAATCAAACAACCTATATTATAATGTTTTTTAAGAATAGGAACATTAAAGACTTTCATATTACCTTTTTTAGTATGCTTTGTATCAATACCATTTATTTTTAGATTATATAGTCTAACTCCAAATTTAATCATATTAATATCAAATTTATTATTGGTTAATTGTAAATATTCTCTAAAATTATCAAATAATTCTTTGGAAGTCATAATAATTTCTTGGGTTTCTTCTGTATTTTGGATCATATCTTTTATAAATAATTCAATAGGACTTATTGATAATTCACATAATCTTTCTTGGTATTCAGTCATAGGTATTTTGATAGAATTAAAATTATCTAAATCTGGAATAGATTTTAAATATTCAAAAAAAGATTTAATATAATTAACATCTTCTAAACATTTATTTAATTCAACAAAATATTCATAATTACCCTTTAATTCACTTGAAGCATTAATCAATAGTTTTCTCCTATCTCCTTTATGGGTTCTTATTGGGTCTTCATCATTAGTTGAACTACAAAAGCGATGAAATGAGTTAGTATCAATACTATCTTTGCCTTTAATATTAATTTGTAATTTATGGTCTGTGATTAGTGCTTTGATTTTATGTTCTGCTTCTATATTTTGCTTTTTAGATAGTTCATTTAAATAAATAAAAAAAGAATTCGCCATTAATCCATTAAAAACACCCCATACATCTCTTTCTGGACTGGTTGTTTCTAAATACATATTAGAACCAATCATATTCTCAATAATTTTAAATAAAAATCCTTTACCACAACCTTCTTCTCCTTGAATTAGTATCATAGTTGTTTTAACAGATGGATATTGTACCATTTGTCCTAACCATTTAATAAAATAATCATATATTTCTTCTTCATTATTACACATAATCTTAATATGATTTAAGAATAATGATATATCTTTTTGTTCGTAATCTACAACCTTTTCCATAGCAAATCCACGCCATAAATTATAAATATCATTAGGGCAAATCAAAGGAGGAGGAAATGTATCAATATCAGTATAATATTTAATATTTGTATCTTTTAACCAATATGATATAAATTGTTTAGTTATAATCTCACCCTTATCATTTAATTCTTTAAAATGTAAATGCTCGTAAGCATCAATTATATTTTGTTTTTTCATAAAAATATATTTATCATTATATTCTTTAATAAAAAATGATTTATTAATGATTTTAAAATGGTTTTTTTCAAATTCTTCTTTCATATATTCATAAGTTTCTGTTTCATCTAATTCAGCGACTTCTTCCAAATTATCCAAAAACTCATAAGAAATTACTTCACTATGTTTTTTATAAGTAAGAACCATATTTAAATCTGGAAACTGATTATTAATGTAATCTGTAATATCTTTTAAAAATATTTCATTTTCATATAAATTACCATAGATTAAGCAACCATCAAAAGCATATTCAGCAATTTCCATATTATTTAAATGAATAAATGTAACCATAGATTGTAATATTTTGTTTTCATAAATACATAAAATACGATTAACAAATGATCCTTCAACATTATTTGGTTTATAAATCATCGCCTCTTGTAATTGTTCCACAAAATCAACTTGTTTTTTTAGTTCTACACGAATAGTTTTAAACTCATCTCGTAAATGTTTTAAAATATTTTCGCAATCATTATTAATTCGTAATGTTTTTTCTGTATTTAACATTTTTAATATTTCCATTTTTGGATTATCAACACCAACCATTTTTAATTTACTTAAAATTCTTTCTCTTTGAGATACATATTGAGATAAATGAGGACAATTAATATTTCTAACTCTACATATGTACTCTAAAATTCGTGGGTGAGCGTTATTCATATCTAAATCTGTTGTATTTTCACTAAAAAGAAAACCCCTAATAATACTATCTAAATTTTGAATAGAATTAATACCATAAAGACGACCATTTTTACTTGTTTCTGTATATTTATATAATTTTTTCATTTCTCCACCACATTTAAGATGGTCTTTAATATATGACTTAATGAGTTTAAAATGTTCCTTAATTTCATTTAATTTATATTTTTTCTTATTAGCAATATTAATATAATCTTCTAAACTCATTTTATTTATAAGTTTCAATCTGTTAATAGGGATACGCTCAAATAGTTCCATCTTATATATATTAGTAAGATATTATCTTTAAGTTAAAATTAAATAAATATATTAATTTATTAAGTTTTTGAAAATACCCTAAATAAAAAAATAAATATTTAATTAAATTTTATTTTTAATTTAATTAAAATAATTAATATCAATATTAAATAATTCTTTTTGGATTTTTTTAAAAGTATAATATTTTTGTGAGTAAATACACGCTCTTTTATTGTTTAATTCTTTATTATTTACACGCCATTTTTTAACATATTCATAATTGTTTTTATGGGTCATTCTTATATATATGTAAGAATATCTCTTTAAATAAAAAATATATATTATTTAAATGGACTAAAAGAACCATATTGAATGCTAAAAAAAGGTAAATTTTCACATTTCAAATGCTTATGTTTGTTTCGTTTATAGGTTTCCTTGTTTTGTTTTAGTATTCTTTCTTTATTTTGTTGATAATAATTTAAATTATTCTTTTCTCTATATTTCCTTTGATTTAGAGATATTTGTTCTTTATGTTTTCTGTAATATTCCCTTGCGTATTGGTTTTTTTGTTCTCTTGTATAAGTCATTATATATAAACAATATATTTTTTTTAAATATTACTAAATTAAATTATGATTTTATCTATTTAAAAATAATCTTACAAATATATATAATATGGAATGTAGAGTATGTAATGAAACAAAAGAAAAAAAATGTTTTACAAACAGAGGAAATAAAATAACTAATACTTGTACTGATTGTTCTAATGAAAGAGCAACAAAAGATTATTGCGACCACGGAGTAAGAAATCACGATTGTTATGAATGTGTTGATATAATCCATAGGAGAATATTAATGATGTTAAAAACTAAATCAACTGATAAAAAGAAAGGAAGAAATAATGATTTAACTTATGATTATGTAAAATACTTAATTAAAGAATGTAATGATTTATGTGCTTATTGTGGTTGTGAATTACAACATAAATCTAAAAAATATGATAATTATAGTTCTATTGAAAGAATAAACGAGGAATTAGGACATATTGAAACTAATTGTATTATTACTTGTTTAGATTGTAATATAAATAGGAGAGGATTAAATATATGGTATGAATGTAAGCATTAATTTACATAAATCTCCTTGGGACTAAAGTAGGTTTTCCGTGATGAATAATATTACCAGCACCAACAGCAATAGTAGCAGAAAGAGGCATATTCATTCCCATTCCTTCACGAATAGTTGCTGTATTAATGATCCCTTTACCAGTTTTTTTAAATGGAATGTGTTTTTCCATAAATTTTTCAATCTTTTCATCATCTAAATATTTAAAATCATAATCAAATACATCGCTAAAACTTCTAAAAACATTCATTTCATTATATTTCATTTTTCTTTCATCAACCATTTTAAATAATTGTTTTCTTTCATAAGGACCAGTTTTAATTGTTTCATAAAAAAATGTACTGCCTTTATCTATTTTTAATGCTTTTTCAATATCTTTAAGTATTTGAGAAACAATTAGTTTTTCATATTTTTTCTCTATTTTTTCTAATTCATCATCTAATGATTGACTTAATCTCTCTGCTTGTGCGTCTTTATCATTATCGTATAATTCTTTAACTCTATCATCAACTAAATTTTGTTTTTTTTCTTTTTCTTCTTCTTCATCTTCAATAAGTTTATCTATTTTATCTTTTGATAAATATTTATCTTTTACTTCTCCATCTTCATCAAAAATATCATCTTTGGGTTCTTCTGCTTTTTTAGGTTCTTTTTTAGGTTCTTCTGCTTTTTTAGGTTCTTTTTTAGGTTCTTTTTTAGGTTCTTCTTTTTTAGGTTCTTCTTTTTTAGGTTCTTCTTTCTTTGGTTCTTGTTTCTTTGGTTCTTCATCTTCCATTATTTTTTTATATTCATTATATTTACTTGGGACATTTTTTTTTACTAATTCTAATAAGTTTTCATATTTGTTCTCTGTTAATATAAGTTTTTTACAACCACTACTCCCACTATCATAACTATCAATATGCCCCAGTATAAGTTCTATTAAATTATCAATTCCTCTTTTTGATTTAATCACATTTTTTGTAGTATTAAAAGGTAATTTCAATCTATTTTCTTTAATATAATCATTTATTTTTTGTAAATTTGTTTTACTTGCTTTATATGAACTATTAATTATTTTTGAAAGTCCATCAAGAGCATCGCAATTTTGTTTTCTTATTGTTCTTTCTGCTTCATATTCTTCTCTTATAGGTTCTTCTTTTTTAGGTTCTTCTTTTTTAGGTTCTTCTGCTTTCTTTGGTGCTTCTTTTTTAGGTGCTTCTTTTGGGTTTAGATATGAACTAAAAACCCTTTTATATTCATCTGTATTTTCTAAACCTAATTTTTTAAAAAAATCAACAGCAAAATCCACAATATTACCAATAGATTTCATACCTCTTACACCTTTATCCATTATAAACCTACCATCTTTTTTCCAAGTAATCGCTCTTTTCATTTTATCTAATTCGTATAAATCAACATCTTTATATTTATCTTCTTCATCAAAAAGTATCCTTTGTTTATTACCATCAAGATTATCATAATTTTTACCATATATAGTTTTACCATATTGTCCTAATAAATGTATAAATTCTCTTATTCTTTTATAATCATAATAAGAAGGATATTTTTTAACAACATTTATAAAATCTATAATTTCATCTCTATTATTTATTTTTCTGTTAATCATTTTTGCTTTAATATCTTTAATTAACTCCTCATTTAAAGGAACATATAAATCTTTATTATCTTCAAATAACTTATCAGCAAAGTTATAACGATTACTCATATCTCTATCTTTATTTGGATATATTTTCACTTCTTCATCTAATCTTGGTTCTATTTTAACTTTTTTAACTTTTTTAATAGGTTTGGATCTTTTAGTTTTAGGAGTAAAAGTTTTTGTAGGTTTGGATTTTTTAGGTTCTATTTTAATTATTTTTTCTCCTTTCTTTGGTGCTTCCTTTTTAGGTGCTTCTTTGGGGGGTTCAACTGCTTTTGGTTTCCTACCCCTTTTTGTTCCTTTTGGGAGTTTATCTAAAAATTTCTCTTTTACATATTTAATTTCTTCTTCTGTTCCAGCATCATCGCTTCGTTGGGACATATAATCTTCTAAAATCTTTTTTTTTTCTTCATTTGATTTTGTTTTATATTCTTCTTCTTCTAAAAAGATATTAAAAAAAGGATATTTTGGTTGCCTTCCTCTTGGTTTTTTTTCTTTTGGTTCAACAACTTTATTTTTTGCTGGTCGTCCTCTTGGTTTTTTTTCTTTTGGTGGTTCATCTGGTTTTGGTTCTTTTTTGGGTCGTCCTCTTGGTTTTTTTTCTTTTGCTGGTTCATCTGGTTTTGGTTCTTTTTTGGGTCGTCCTCTTTTTTTTGGTGGTTGTACTGCTTTTTCAATACATTTATCTAATTTCTTTTTATTAGGTTCTGGTAATTCAAGAGATTTTATAACATTTTCAAGAGTGTTTTTAATATCCATTATATATAATACTAAATAAAAAAAAATCTTTAAATAAAAAAAAATAAATAATTAGTAATTTTTTTAAATTAGAAATATAAAATATTACATTATATTATATGAGTTCAATACAGATTAATTCTCAAAGAATATCAACCAATACAGCATTAATTAGTTCATTACAAAAAGAGATTAATAATATCCCCGGGGTTACTGGTGTTGCTAAATTAAATGAGGCAAATATATTTACAGAAGATAATACTTTTCAAGGAGATAAACAATTTATAGTTAATATAACTAATTCAGCAACTTCTCAAATAACTTTTGCTGGAAGAGAAACAAGTATTCAAAGTGGTTTATTAGTAGGTGCTGGACCAACTGCTCACATAGACGCAAAAGTATCTGGTGTTTTAAGTGTAAATCAATCAGCACAAGGAGGAACAGATGATAGAGCATTTAATTATATAACAACTCCAAAAGTAGAAATAACCACATCACCAGTTGATGCGAATGACGCAGCAACAAAAGATTATGTAGATACAGAAATATCTAATATTGGTTCTAATTTTGCGGAATTAAACCAATCAAATACATTTACACAAACAAATACATTTACACAAGCAATAACAGCAGCAAGTGTAGCACTACAATTCCCACCAGTAAATGCTACTGACGCAACAACAAAAGATTATGTAGATACAGAAATAACTAATATTGATACAAGTAATTTTGCGAAATTAGACCAAACAAATACATTTACACAAACAATAACAGCACCAAATGTAACATTAGCATTACCACCAGCAAATGCTACTGACGCAACAACAAAAAATTATGTAGATACAGAAATAACTAATATTGATACATCTAATTTTGCGAAATTAGACCAACAAAATACATTTCAACTAAAAATATCAGCACCAAAAGTAGCAATAACAACAACACCAGTAAATGCTGATGACGCAACAACAAAAGATTATGTAGATACAGAACTTTTAACAAAACAAGATACAATCACAAATTTAGTAAGTGATGGTTTTTTAACTGCTGGTGAAAATATTACATTAACTCAAAACGGAACAGATACAACAATAAGAACAAGTAGCATTTATGGATTTAGAGCAGTTGGAGATGGAACAACCGCAACAGTAGGAACTGGCGCTCAAATATCACAATATTACGAAATAAACACATTAGCAGATAGTTATGATACAACTGGAAATTATGTGACTGGATTAGACGAAGGTTTTTATCCAACAATATCTGGTTGGTATAAAAATACTATATCTGTGTTTATTACAACATTTCAAAGTTCCGCTGCTAGAAGAATAGTATTAATTGAAGTCCCAACTGGAGGTGGAAGTAATGTTGAAAAAATAGTTTGTGGTAATTTTCAAGGAATGATAAGTAATTTTTCTGGGACAATTTATATGTCCGTTGGTAATAAATACCAAATTAGAAATCAAATTTTTGCGACTGCTATAGACGCATCAACTACAAGGGGTTATTGGGAATGTCAATTAGTTCAAACAACAATACCTTAAAAAAAAAATATTTATTAATTATATATGGACTATGAATGGTGGAAATATAGCAAAATTGTTGAAAAATATTATCCAAATAAAACTTGGGGAATAAACAAAAATAGTGAGTTTTTTGTAGAAGGTGATGATAAAGTAGATATAAATAAACTTTGGAATGAAATAAAGAAAGAATTATTTATGGAGCAAATAAGAGAAGAAAGAAATAAACTTTTAGATGAAACAGATAAATATTTTATAAGTGATTGGATAAGTCCAGATAAAGAAAAATATAGAACATATAGAAAAGAACTTCGTGATTTACCAGCAAAATATGAAGCATTAATGACTGAAAATTATGATTATAAAGATAAAGTATTAACTAAAAACGGCAAAGATCATAATTATTTTCCATCTATATAATATAAATGAATTGGGGACAATCAACAGATAATTTATTAGATAAAATCAGATTAAATTGTGTTCAATTAACAAATAGACATATAAATAATCATTTATATTATAAAAATGCCTCTAAATATTTTGAAATACCAACAATAGTTTTAAGTGTGTTTGCTGGTTCTTTTTCAGTTGGAGCAGACCCATTTTTAAACCAAGAAGTAATATCAGTTGTTAATTGTTCTATTTCTATGATAATTACTATTTTAACAAGTGTTAAACTTTATATGAAAATAACAGAAAATAGCACACAAGAACAAGAATTAGCAGTATCATTTAAATCATTAGCATTAGATATATTTAAAACATTATCATTACCAGAAGCAGATAGAGGACAAGATGGATTAGTTTATTTAAATAAAGTATATCAAAAATATATTAATTTAGTTGAGAATAGTGCTATATTAAATCATTTTAATAAACACGACCAATTATTAAAAATAGACCCTAAAATGTTAAGTTCAAATGGTTCTTTATCTTCAAATGAAGAAACAGAAAGTCCAAAAATACAAAGTCCAAAATTAGATAAACCTTTACCTCTTTCAAAACCAACATTTAATCAATTATCATTAGACAGAGAAGAAAGTATTTAAAATAACTTAAAAAAACTTATATAATATATATATGACTTTGTAGCATAGTGGTTAATGCGTCAGTCTGTTAAACTGAATATCGTGGGTTCAAATCCCACCAAAGTCGTTTTTAATTTAATTTATATAAAATTAAATTAAAAAAAATATTTATTTATTATATAATGGATTTATTCAATAATATATCTGCTTCTTCAAAAAAATTATATTTACATAATCTTAAAAAACTAAATAATAATCAAGAAATTAAAAATCTAAACTTTTTAAAAAATACAGAAAGTATTTTAGAAGAAATTAACTCAAAAAAAGATAATACAAAAAGAACATATTTAATTTCTATTGTTTCAGCATTAAAAGAAAGTAAATCAAAACCTCATAAAAAATTATATGATTTTTATTATCCATATTTAGAAGAATTAAATAAATCATTAAAAGATAATACTTCTATGAAAGAAAAAGAGATTGAGAACTGGATTACAGAAGAAGAATTAAAAGAAATAACTGATAAATGTGATGAAATATTAGAAGAAATTAAAGGAAAAAGAAAACTAACACCAGAACAATATGATAAGTTATTGAATTGTTTAATTTTATCATTATTTACAAAAACACCACCAAGAAGAAATTTAGATTATATTGAAATGGTTGTAGATGTTCCACAAGAAAATAAAACAACAAATTATTATCATAAAGGTAAGTTTTATTTTAATCGTTTTAAAACTCAAAAAACATATCAACAACAAGTAATAGATGTCCCTTCTAATTTAGATGAAATCATTAAACTATATTTAAAACATAAACCAAATGAAACAAAAGATTTTTTAGTTCGTTATGATCATAGACCTTTAAAAACTTCAACAGATATGACGAGGATTTTAAATAAAATATTTGATAAAAAAATATCTGCTTCTATGTTAAGAAAATTATATTTAACAAATAAATATGAAAAAGTAATGGACGAATTAGAACAAGACACAAAAAAAATGGGGACTTCTGTAAATACAGCAAAAGATAATTATATTAAAGATACTAAGGAGTAAATGTTTTAACTCTATTTGTTAATTTAATAATCAACATATCCCAAGATAAGGATTTGTTTTCTTTTTTTTTTTCTTTTAAAAAATCTTGAAACTTTTTAAAACTCCATTTTAAATTACAAGTTGTATCAATAAAAAACATACAATATCTACCACATACAGCAGTATCTTTTCCTTGATATTTAACTTTATTATAGAGTACATTTTTATCTGTTAAAAGATCATTTAGATAGTTATTATTTTGACCTAATATTTTCCTCATCATTTTAGGAATTAAATATAAATCTTGATTATAACTATCACCATAAGAATTAAAATAATAATATTCATTATTTGTTTTTCTAACAATACAAACCCAGTGACCTTTGTTCTTATTTGTTTCTAATAAAATAATTCTCCAATCATAATCATTTTTTAATAAATCTTCAATAGTGGAATAATTAATTAATTCACTATAAGTTATTGGTTCAAATTTTCCTAAAACTTCTGTGATTTCTTGATTTGATAAAGGTTCATATAATTCTTTTTGATAATCCATATAATTTATATACATATATTTTTTATCTTATTAATTATAAATATTACAGCAGAGTTTCGCTGACCCATATTTAGATTAATATAATTATTAATCTAAATAAATTAAATAAAAATAATTAAATAAATAAAATTA